GTCAGCTGCGCTCCCGTAGAAACTATGTGCAAGCCGTTGGTATGCTGGCTGGTGACGTTGAAGGTATCGTCAATAATCTCACTAAAGACTGGAAGTCCGACCTCAACGTCGAAATTGTGCAGAGCGTAGACAATCTCCCTAAGAACTTGGCTGTGCAGGTTGCGGCTATGGGGGTAGATGGTGTGAAGGGTCTTGCTGTACGGGACGGTAACACGGTGTTTGTTATCGCCAACAACATGGACAATGCAGCTGACGTTGCGGCTACACTGTTTCACGAAGCCCTAGGCCATGCGGGCCTTGCCCGTGCGTTTGGTGCGCAGCTAGATAACATCCTGCGTGCTGTCTACAACACCAATGCTGCATATAAACAGAAAGCCGACGCATGGCTGGCAGCTAACGAAGACGCCTATGTAGACGAGAAGAACCGTGAACTGCGGGCGCTGGAAGAAGTCCTCGCGGAAGAGTCGGAAGCAGGGCGTATTAACCCGTCGATCCTTGCTAGGATCAAGACCGCTATAAAAGACTTTGCACGTAGGATCGGGTTGAACCTTAATTATACGAACGCAGATGTTACCGCCATTCTTGCTGCGGCCCATGACATTGTCATCGACAGTCGTAAGCAGCGTGCGCCTGCATTGCAGGAGACAGACAGTAAGGTTGCGTTCAAGATAAAGAAAGCAGCAGAGGTTCAGGAGAAACTTTCGCGTAGTAGGAACGCCGATAAAGCGGCGCAAGGCCCAGCAGAACTTGCTGGTATGTTTAGAGACTTTGGTAAAGTCGTAGCTTTCCTTGCCGAAAACTGGAACAGTCTTGATATTCCCGCTACGCTGGGTGCGCTGGCTATGATGGCTACTGCGGATATCCGGGGCGTGTACGGTAAAAGGTTGCCGTCGATAGCCAAACTTGACCGGATCGAAATAGAACATATCCTTGCCCGTAACACCCTACAGACCAAGCTAAACAATTTTATAGCCGATAAATGGCAATCGTTTGTTAACGCAAACCCTATCGCTGGTGACGTTCTAGCCGACCTACTGCGTGCTTCCGCCATGGTTCAGTATGACCCTAGGAAGCCCAAGGCAAAACTGTCGAGCGCGGAAAAGTTTGTGCAGGGGCTCTACGAGACTTTGGGTAAAACCGCTGGTGGTCATGGGCTGTACGGTACGCTTATGGATTCCGGGAAGGCAGACCTCTACAAAGAAGTCGATGCACTGTTCGCGGTGGTAAAAAACGAAGACCTGCCCGGAGATATAAAGGACCCCGCTACACCTAAGGGAGCTCTGTACGAATATGTACAGGGTCTTCGGAACAAGGTAGCGTCACTGGAAGTATATTTTCCGGAAAGTCGTTTTGGGCCCTACACCGTAGCAATAGGTTCCGAAGCAGACGGAAACCTAGAAGTTTATATGCGCGACAGCCGTGTTGAGCGCGATAGACTTCGCACTGCGCTAGAAGCAGAACTGCGTGCAAACAAGGACCCCCGCATAAGCAGCGTAAGAATGTACGACACACCGAAAGAAGCGCGGGATAACATATCTACGGCGTCTGAGAAGGAACTTAAGAAGATATACGCTGCGCTTGGCGGAGAAAAAGTTGGGTCCTCTAGCATAGAGACCATAAAAGACGCGGCGTTCCAGTTGTATATGCGCACGCTACCACAAACAGCGGCGCTGAAAGACCTTGAGCAGCGTCGTAAAAATATAACCGGTGGCAGTGTCGATGTAATTCGTGGGTACGCTGCGCATAAATACTCGGCAAATAACCGGTTGGCCCGCATGGTGTACGGGCCGCAGATGCGTAACGCACTTGCAGAAATCAAATTGGAAGCCGACAAGGTTTCTGACCCGCAGGAAAAACTGCGGTTGAACACCGTAGCTGGCGAACTAAACGCACGTGTGAACCGTTCGTTGGACCCTCGCTTTACCGATGACGAGTTTCAGAATGGCGCGGATAAGCTAGCTCGTCTTGGTAGCAAGGCGGTGTTCTACAACTTCCTGTCGTCACCCAAGCAGTTTGTAGTGCAGTTTGCCACGATACCTATGATCGCTGCGCCGGTTCTGGCCGCACGTTATGGTGTTTCTATCCCCCAAATGCTTACCCATATGGGCCAACACCTACGTCTGGACCGTAAAGAATTGTCCTTGTTCAGCAAGGATCACTCTGCGTCGCGCATGAAGGACCCCGCAGCACGTACGGCGTTTAGTACTGTCTATGACGAGCTCAATGCTGGTGGTTTCTTTGACGAAACGCGGATAGCGGAAGCTGCTGCTATATCCAAAAAGCCGCAAATCGGTGGCAGTGTAGCCGCTAGGGCGGCGCGTAAAGTTGACCACGTCTTACGGTTTGCGTTCCAGACAGCGGAAAGCAGCGTGCGCAAGGTGATCTTTGCCTCTACGTTTGAGTTTGAATACGCCAAGGCGAAGAAGGAAACTAAGTCTCCGCAAGAAGCGCTGGCACTTGCGCGTATTAGAGCTATCGAAGCTACGTACAAAACTGCGTTCAACTACTCTATTTGGAATCGGCCTAGGTTGTTCACCGCGAACCCCATCCTTAGGACCGCTACGCAGTTTATGATTTTCCCGATGGCTATGTCTTCTCTGCTTGTCGAAAGTTTTAAGCAGTTTGCTTTTTCTCCTTTGGCAACGGTTGAAGAGAAGCGGGCGGCAGCCAAGCAGTTCTGGGGGATTATGGGTATGACTGCCGTGTTTGGTGGTCTTACCGGTTTGCCCATGTACGCCGCCGTTACAGCCGTGCTGGATATTTATGCCGATGCTATGGGTGATGACGACGACGAGGATGAGAGCAATCCGCTGTATAGGAAGAACAGCGATCTTTGGATCAAGGAGTGGTTGATACCCAACTTGTTCGGGTCTGGTAGCGGGCTTGCTAGTACCTTAGGGTTGTCTGAGGAAATGGGCGCACTGCTGGATCGTTCGTTGAAGTACGGGCCGGTGTCGGCGCTTACGGGGCTTAATATAACTTCGAGCGTTTCTGCGGCTAATCTTCCTTTCATGTTCTTCATAGACAAGGATGTATCCAATAAAGAACTGGAGACCGCTTTCTACGACACCCTGCTGGGCCCGACTGGGGCACTGATTAAAAACTACAGTAAGGGGCTTAGTGATATGGCGAAGGGCGACTATATTCGCGGCGCGGAGCAGTTCCTGCCATCCGTCATAAAGGCCCCGGTTGCTGCAATGCGTTATGCATCTGAAGGTAACGTGGCCCGTTCTGGCCGCGAAGTCAGAGGTGCAGAGTACTACACTGCGGGTCGCCTGTTCCTACAGTCGCTTGGTTTTGTTGACACGGCTACTTTCGAAAAAGAAAACGCCTTGTACGAAGCAGCTAAGGTTGGTTACGAAATCAAAGAAGAGAAGAACGCACTGTACGACGCTTTGGACGTTGCTTATCGCAGGGGTGACAAGGACCGCGTTAATGAAATTATCGAAGAGGATATCTTCAAGGGCTTCAACAAGCGGTACCCAACACTCCGCATAAGCTTGGATGATATAAATAGTTCCATAAACGGTAGACTGCGCGAACGTATGCAGTCGAAGGCTTCCGCTGGGCTGAACATTGGCCCGCGTGGGTTTGACCAGTTTGAGCGCGAAATTATGGGTAAGTACGCCGACGACAAGTAACAAAAAGGCCCCCGCCAGTTTCCCGACGAGGGCCAGTTTGACCAACAACAACCAACGAGAGGAGCAACTCTCGCGGTAAAACTACCCTACATCCGCCAGATACGCAAACCTCTTATACCTTCTACGATAACCACTTTGGTAAGAACCTTTATTCGCAGGCGGTTCGTGGTGCAAAGTAGTTCCCGTTTGGCTCGCACTGGGTCCAAGCACGGTAGGAAAAAAGACCAACCCCGCTTAAATGTCTTCCAGTTAATGTCGTAGTTAACCTTCTCCAGCTGCATTTTCAGCTTCCGTAAAAGGGGGCCTAGACAAGAAGTCTGGGTGCAGCATATCCAACGTCATGCAATACACAGAAGGTGTAACAATCTGCATACCCTTGGACAGCCGCTTGTTTTCCATTTTGAGCATAATGCCCTTGGCCTTAAGTTCCTTGATCGTTTCTTTGTAGTTGATCTGGTACTTCACGCAGTCTTCTTTGAACGGCTTGATAGAGATAAACATCTTATTGGTGTCCGGCTCCTGTCGGACCATAAGCTCGCCCTTGGGCTCCAACGTGGGTAGCGGTTCAAACCCAGTCCTTCCGTCTAGCTCGCTTTTCACAACAACATAGTTCTGCATATGGCGGTTCAAGAACTCTGCAATAACCGCAGACACGTTGCTTATAGGCGGCGCTACGTCATCTCGCATATCTGTAAGCATGTTGGTGGCCCACAGGTAGATAGCCTTCATATCCCAGTCGATCAGACCAAGGCGCTTGGCGATCCTACCCCCCGTAATGTTAGCGGCCAAGGCAGCAGACCAGATACGTTCACGCTGTGTCAGCTTAAGTTCCCGGTCAATCTTGGCTTGGGTAGCCAGTAGGATGCCCTTGGCTTCCTCTAGGTTCTTCACCAACCAGTCTACGTAGATAAGACCAGCGTGGCCGTAGTTCTCCATAAGCTGATGGTCGAACATCTGCTTGGCTATCGCCGGGTCAACCGCATCGCTGTAGTCAACCTTGTACTCTATAAGGCGCATCATCTCGCCGTCTGGGTTGCGCTTACCCAACGACATCTTTTCATAGAACGACGCATTAGAACTACACGGCGATACGCAAGCCCACGAAGTCAGGTTGAGGCGCATTTCGTTCGTAGACTGCTTGAGCCGGTCCTTACCGCGCCCTTGGGACATGCAGTAGGCCAGTTCAGAGAAGTCTGCGGCGCTCATGTTGGTTAGTTCGTCCACGGCAAACGGTAGGTTATTCATAAGACCCAGACGCATGATCTTAGCGTTTAAAGTATCCGCCTTGACCGCGCACAGTAGCTTGGGGTGGCCGTAGACGCTGTTACTCATGTGCAGGGCAGTAGTCTTGCCCGTACCCGAACGGGAGTTAATCAAGTTGATGATAACACCGCTCTGCCCCAAGAACTTGAGCAGCGGAGAACCGAAGGCAGACAGGGCGGCAAAGGCGTTGGGCTCCAGACCCGGCCTACCGTACAGGTTAAAGACTTCCTTCCACTTATCCAAGCTGCCCGTGGGTACCATCCACTCGGCTAGCTTCTTGGTAATAGACGACGGTGGGCTATGGTACGTCCCGTCCGCGCTGATTTCTCTGTCTCCGATGATGAACTTGCTGTCGTTGTCAACCCAACCAAATTGAAGTCTCATTTGTTCTGCCTTTCCTCTGTTTTGCATACTGTTAATTGACGCTATTACGTAGTCTATAACCATGGTGAACTGCTTAGACGGGCACACCACCCCCCGTGCGGCCAGTACGCCGCCTAGTTCGTCTCTCTTCATTACAATCTTATTTGAGACTGTAAATTCTCTTATCCCGTCGCAGGGCGTGTGCAGTCGCATGACCACTACGTCGCCTTCTTGTGGGTCCACCATACGCTTCACTACGTACAGGTCGTTGTGATAGACAAGGATAGGCTCGGCTTCCTCGTCTTTCTTAACAAGATAAATGCCGCCCTTTACCCCACGTGCATACGGCTTGGGATACTTGGGTATACTGTAGGTCTTGCCTTGCGTACCGTCCTCGGTCTCCTCGACAACGGTGTTATCGGCGTCTGTGGCTTCTGCCAGTTCCTTACCCAGCATGATCGGGCCGGTAATCTTGCCCTTAAACTGACAGCCCTTGCAGCCACCCGCGTTATTCTTCTCAAACTCTTTGCACCCTTGCGGGCCACCGATGTGCTGTATCTTCCGCTCAGTCTTATCTGGGGCGTAGTCGGGGTAACCCTCAGACAACGTATGTATAGCGGTGTCTTTATCAGTGCAGAACTTGGCTACGGACAGGGCATTGAACCAGCGCGATTCTGGTAGCGTGGCGCGGTTCTCGTAGCAGTCCCATAGCTGCTGGCACCCTTCACCCTTGGCGCTACGGCGCATAATCTTGGTAAAACTTTTGTTAATGTTCTCCTGCGAAGCCTTAGCGAACTCACTAATCTCGCGTTCTGGTGGGGTGACCAGTGATTGTTCTTTGTCCTTTATACCTAGGAGGGCCTTGAACTTCCCGAACTCTACGGGGGCACCTTCGCTCAACACCGTTACTTCTGTCGCCGGGTTGTCCTTGAAGTTCAATGTGCCGGGGATACGCAGTACGCGAGCTACTTCGAAGACTGCTGGGTCAACGTAGAGTTCGTGGGTGTTGCAAAGTTCACGTAGCCGGTCAGCCACAGGCTCCCATTGTTCCCGGGTAATCTCCTCAGTAAGCGGCCAGTATACGTGTACACCTCGGCCCGAATTAACAAGGATTGGCTTGGGCAAACCGACCAGCTTACAGAACCGCTTTAGTTCCTCTAGTGCTGTAGGTTGGTCGATGTACCCGTCAGGTCTGCCAGTCTTCTCGTCAACTCGGGCCTTGGCCTCCCCACAATCTATATCCAACCAGAAGGCCTTAAGCGCCTTGACGTTGTCCTTCTTGCGGCTACCAGCTTCAGTATACTTGGCAACACCGAAGAATACGTTGCGCTCCTGCGCCATAAACTCGGCAGCTATTGCGTCTACTTCTTTCCTATCCTGCGTAAACTTCTGAACTACAGCCTTATCCTTGATCCCTATAACAGCAAACCACCCCTCAGGGGGCTGCACGGCAGTAAGGAGATCAAAATTGGGCATGGGTTCTTGTTCGGAAGTTTGCACTTCCGGCCACTAAGGGGTTTGTTATGCGTTGTTATTTGGGGACGGTGATATTGTTGTAGTAGGCCATAACTTGTCGGCTTACCGTAGGCTTGGGACTATGCGTCCCGCAAAACCAGTTGTAAACCGTCTGTCTACTGACGCTCAGCTTGGCGGCGACTAGGGACACAGGGATATTGTTTTTCATACAAACCCTCCCTAGTCGTACGCCAAGCATCCGTGCGTCTGCCTTCTTATTCAACCCTATCAGTCGCGCACTATAGCCATAAATCATGGTTAATCGTCTTCGCCCCAAGCGTTGACTGCATCAGCTATGCTCTTCTTGGGTGCTGGTGCAGCTTCCTGCTTCTTGGTAGCACGCTTCGTGGGTTCAATCGGAGCGTCCAATTCGATTTCGTCTTCAAGTTCCACAATGCGTGTAGCCTTGGCCTTAGCTTCCACAGCAGGGGGCTGCTTACTTACACCGTCCGCCTGCGCCACCGTTAGCATGATGTACGCCTTGGTTTCCGGGCGCTTCTGCACTTCCCGGACTATATGGTACTCGGCGTCGGTAGTAAGTCGGTGGGGTGAGAACTGAAGTTCCATAGTATCAGCGTTGGCATTAAAGCTAATAGTGGTAACTACATTATCCAGAAGCGCGTTGTTGGCGTCGAGATACTTCTTGTACCCTACAAACCCATGCGTGTTACCGGACCCCACACCGAACAGCGACTTAGCCGGGATGTTAAACTGGTAGACTTCACCAGACGGGTCGTCGGCCAGCAGGACTGCAATGCGGCGCTGGAACCGGCAAGCCTTACCACCGTTATCACCAGAACCCTTAACGTTCTGGGGGCAAGTCATACAGCTTTTACCCTGCTTGTTCTTAGCAGCAGTTTCGGGTGCGTCACCCAGATTGGACCAGCAGTCAGGTAGGGTCGCTTCCTTGTTGGGGTCGTACTTTTCCTTGTAGAAAGTACGGGAAATCCCATTCAGCCACGCGACGATGATGACACTGATCTCACCACGCACAGCGTTACCAACCTGCTCACCGTTGACGATGCGCTTGAAGGTGCCGTTGGTATTGGTCTGAATACGCCGGTAGTTGTTGCTACCCATGGTAGCCTTAGCAAATTCGCTAAGCTCGCGCTCTACTACCGAAACGCTAGTTTGGTCTTTGAAGATTGCTAGATTAGTAGTCATAGTAGTTCCTTACTTAGCTGTAGGTTTACGGACTCTGATTGTGTACCGACTGTCTGCCTGAAGTCCGATAGGCAGTGTGTCAGGGTTCTCTTCTAGGAACTGCTTCATGTTCCCGTTGTGTATGCGGCGCTCCAACAGCTGCGGGGCGTCATGGTCCTTGATGAAGGAGTACATCTGTTCCCAGTCATTGGCCCAGTAGCGGGTAGAGACAGTGCGGGAAACAGTGCCCGCAGGGGTCTTGATGCTATCCAAGTTCTGTTCGTTGCAGATACCCAGCAGGTGCTGGCTAACGATGTCGTATTCTTCCTTGATCTTTTCGAGCTCCGACTTGTGGCGCTCCTCGGTCTCTTCGATCCGGTTACGGATTTTGATGTAGATACCAACCATCTCTTCGATAGTCTGGGGTCGCTCAATAGTGTCTGTCATGGTTGCTCCTTGTGGCCCAACAGTCTACGCCTGTATTTGACAAAGTCAAGCGGTACCGGAAAGTTCTTGGTGGTACAAGTCGATTATCTTTTCATGGTTGTTGATGTTGGCCCGGAGCATCCGGTACAGCTTATCTTCTATCTCACTACCCTTGATGTGCACAATAGTCATTGGGTTGTGCTGCCCGGGACGGTTGATGCGGGCGTTTGCCTGCAAGTAAGTCTCAACGCTGGTCACTGGGGCATACCAGATGATGGTGTTCGCCGCCGTTAACGTCAATCCATGGGATGCAGCCTGTGGCTGGATGATAAGCACGTAGGGATCGGGCTTCTCTTGGAACCGCGTAACTATATCGCTGCGCTTGTTTACCGAGACCTTGCCGTTGATAACGTCGTTACTGATACCGTGCTTGTCGAGCGTAGCCTTGAGCAGCTCTATAGTGTGTGTGAAGGGTACGAACACCAACACCTTGTGGCTGGACTCCTCAATCACCTCAAGGACAACGTTCAGCCGGTTGCTAACGTCGAACTCAACGACCTCGCCAGTATCCGTATAGACCGCACCCCCGCTGATCTGGAGTAATTTGTTAATGTTAGTGGCTGCGTTAACAGCGGTAATGGACTCTCCACCCGCCTGCATAGTCATCTTCTCCTTAAGCATGCTGTAGTACTTAGCCTGCTGGGGGGTAAGCGGCGCTTCACGCTCTACGTGGGTGACGGGTGGCAGGTCTAGGCACTGGCTGCGTTCGAACCGGATGGCGGGCTGGAGTACCTGATGTACCGTATCTTGTGATCCCGGCTTGGCTACCCACTTGAACTGGGTGACCTTGTACATAACCTGATCCCGGAACTGGCCGTAGTACTTGGGCGTATTGTCCGGGTTTACCAGCTTGGCTAGGCCGTAGGCGTCCAGTGGCGACTGTGCTGCTGGCGTACCAGTAAGCATCCATAACCCCTTAGCTGAGGCGGCTACGTCGCGCAGCACCTTCCAGCGGTTGGTCATGGGGTTCTTGTAGGCGTTGGCTTCGTCCACCACGATCAGGTCGAAGCCGCCCTTGATGATCTCGTCCTTGACCACGGCAAGCCCGTCAAAGTTAATGACGACGAACTCCGAGCCAGCCGCGATGATCTTCTTGCGCTGCTTGGCATCCCCGTGGGCCACCGAACAACTGCGGTGCATGGCAAACTTAAACATGTCCTGCTGCCACGCCGACTTCATGATGGACAGGGGACAGATGACTAGCACCCGCTTGATCCTACCCAGCTTCATTAGGTAGTCGGCAGACCAGATAACGGACGCAGTCTTACCCGTGCCCTGCTCGTTGAAGCAGAACGCCTTGCGGCGGCGGGACAAGAAGTCAGACGTTTCCTTCTGGTGGGCAAATGGTTTGAACTTGCCCGTCCACGTGTAGTCGGTAAGTATGGTCACTGAGAAAACCCTATGTTGGCTAAAACTTTGGTGTCGTCGTTGGTTTTATTGGAGCCGGGACAGCTTACCGCGCCGTTAGTGCTCCTGCCATTGAGTGGTGGTTTTAAGGCTCGAATCAAAGCACCTTCTATTCTGTCTAGATCATCAGCGGGCCATTGCAAGTAGAACACTTTATTAAAATCTTTATCTTGTCCGTTGGTGCGGGGGGATATTGAGGCGTGAGTAGCAATACGAGCAGCAACATTCACGGATTGGCCGATGTACATGAGTGTCATGTCTTTAACTAAGAAATAGATACCACAACGGCGAGACTCGGTGGTTACGTCGCATAGCCCAGTAATATTCCGTATACTGTGTGGCACTAGCATGTGGTTATCCACGCGCTCTGGCATGGGGCACACAATTATCGGTGGCGGTAATAACTTACCGGGGTACACTTTTAGAAGATTATCCGCGCACCACCTTTTGACTTCTGAGACGCGGAACATGGGTTCTCCGCCGTCAACACGGTAATGCGGGACATACTCCGACTCAGCTAAAGATTTTAGCCTTTCAGCGCCCACTCCGATTAGTGTTGCCGCTTCAGCAGCAGATATCAAACTGGTAGGCCAACTAGGGCCGTCTTTTAGGCCGGTGTAGGTGTAGCTACTTTCTTGTACTTGCATATTTATTTCTTCTTCCGTTCGCGTTTACTAACCTCAGACACGAGGTTGTGCTTGCTGTCTCTCTTGAAGGAGCGGTTAGCCGACGCGCTCTCCACACGCACGCCGTCTGCGTTGGAGCCACCCTTGTCGAACGCCTTCTTGTGGGCAACGTCCTTACCGTCACCCTTGCTTACCTTGCCAGCCTTCATCAGCTTATTACGGGCGGCGTTACGGGCTACGCGGTTCTTCACCTGCTCCGGGCTGTCTTCATACTTGGCAGCGTTCTGTGGGAGGAAAGAAGATATTTCACATTGTTCGCACGCACGCACGCACCGTAAACGGACAAACACGTGCAGTGCGTTCTCATTGTAGAGGGGAAAGAGAG